CAGAGGACCCGCGCCCGCAGGTCGGAGGTCCAGACGGTTGAATCGAGGAGGCGGATGTCGATGGGCGGCCAAGGCAGATCGACGGCCGGCTCGGGATGGACGGGAGGGGGGGCGGAGGCTTTACTCATGGGCGGATCGTAACATACCGCACAAGAGAGAATCTACCGTTACAGCGCGAGCGCGTAACGTTACGTAACACGCATTCATTTCACGCGGCGCGAGCGAGGCCCGGCCCTCCGTCTCGCCCTCTGCCCTAGATCTCCGAAGGTCTAGGAAGAGAATCCTAAGAAAGAAAGAATATCTCCGTAGATCTTAGAAATAAGAGAAAGAGAGACGGAAAGGGAAATGACATGCTGTTACGCGTACGAATTGTTACGCCCCCGGGGGTGGGCCGGGTGGCCTGCTCGGGCAGGGGCGCCGGACGGAGGCACGCCACGAGCCCCCGGAATCCGGATTCGAGCGCCACGGGCAGGGGGAGGCAGGGCCGGGAGGGGGAACGGAAGGGGGCGGGAGGCGAGGCGCCCCTACAGGCCTCCGGGGCGAAAAGCCGGGGAGGGGACGAGCCACCCTAAAAAGCCCCGGTGTAGACTTTCCGGCGTGAAAGCGCCAGCGATCCGCGACCGCATCCTCGAGCTTCGCCGCGTCCCCGCCCTGGACCTCATCCCGAACCCCCGGAACTGGAGACGACACCCGAAGGCCCAGCGGGAGGCCCTCAGGGGCGTCCTCTCGGAGATCGGGTACGCCGGAGCACTCCTCGCCCGTGAGACGCCTGCCGGCCTGATGCTGATTGACGGGCACCTCCGGGCGGAGACGACGCCGGAGATGGAGGTCCCCGTTCTCGTCCTTGACGTTACGGAGGCGGAGGCCGACAAGATCCTCCTGACGCTCGACCCGCTTGCTGCGATGGCGGACGCCGACGAGGAGGCGCTGAAGTCCCTCCTGGCGGACGTCTCGACGGAGGACGCCGCGGTGAGGAAGATGCTCTCCGACCTCTCGGACGACGCGGGCATCAAGAAGCCGGTCGGGAATGCGCCAGAAGCTCGGGTCGACGAGGCGGAGGAGCTCCGCGTCAAGTGGGGCGTCGAGCGCGGGCAGCTCTGGACGATCGGGAAGCACCGACTGCTGTGCGGCGACTCGACGAGCGCGGAGGACGTGGGGCGGCTGATGGGCGGGGAGAGGGCGGACTGCGTCTTCACGTCGCCGCCGTACGGAGTCGGGATCGACTACGGAACGTATGAAGACACGATCACCAACCTGCGCGAGATGCTGCCGCAACTTGCCGAGACGTGGCGCGGTGTCGTCGTGCCATGCGGTTTCGCGGTGGTCAACTTCGGAGACATCGCGTCCGGGCGCGATGTCGCGGGCAGCGCCGAGCCCTGCGAATACCCGATGGCGCTGGAGTACTTCCCGGTGTTCCGGGCGGCCGAGTGGGTTCTCTGGTCGCGCCGCGTCTGGTGCAAGCCTAACCCGCGCGTCCATTCGCTCCAGTGCATCGGAAGCAACCGCGCAGCGACAGACTGGGAGCACGTCTGGACGTGGAAGACGGCGGGCGACGCGATCGTCAAGCGGGTCGACGGAATCTCGGCACTCGGATGGATCGACACGTCGCACGATGACGGCGTTGCGATCGGAAAAGAGACGCACGGTGCTGGGATGGCGCTTGGCCTTCCGGTCAAGATGCTGGCTGTCCATTCTCGCGACGGAGCCGTAGTACATGAACCATTCTGCGGGACGGGCACGACGTTCTGCGCGGCCGAGCAGCTCTCCCGCCGTTGCTTCGGTCTCGACATCGAGCCCAAGTACGTCGCCGTCGCACTCCAGCGCCTCGCAGACATGGGACTCTCTCCCGTCCTTGAAGCGTGATGGCCGCCCCCAAAATCACTCCCGAGAAGTTCAACGAGGTCGTGACGGCGCTTCGTATCGGCGCCGATATCGCGGGAGCGGCTCACCTCATTTCCGTCTCGAAGGCGACACTCGACCGCTATATGGAGAAGCGCCCGGCGGAGAAAGCCCGCGCCGATGACGCCCGCAAGATCGCGGATGACCGCGTGCAGAGCGCGCTCTACAAGTCGGCCGTCGCGGGGAACGTCACGGCCATGATTTTCTGGCTGAAAAACCGGCAGCCCAAGGAGTGGCGTGACCGTCGTGAGATCGAGATGAGCGGAGCCGGGGACGTCACGAGCGCGATCGAGGCCGCGCACGCCGCGCTCTTAAAGGGACCGCCCCCTGACAAATAACGACACCCTCATCCGCATCTTCTCTGATGTCAGAGACGACCCGGAGGAGTTCTCCCGCGTCATCCTCCGCGCCAAGCTCCGCCGCTGGCAGCGGGACTTTTTCCGCGAGATCAAGCGGGACATCCTCGCTGCCCGCGCGTGCGGCGAGCAGCCGCACATCGAGGCACACCTCCGCACGTGTCACGGCGCCGGAAAGACCTTCGCTATCGCGTGCCTCGTCCTCTGGATCGTCTCGACGCGCCCGGAGTCCCGCACGCTCACGACGGCGCCGACGTGGGCTGGGGTCGAGGGCCTCATCTGGCCGGAGATCGCGAGGCTCTACGCGGGCTCGCTTCTCCGCCAGCTCGGATGGGGGCGGATCCTCGACACGAAGTTCCAGGCCACGCGCACGGTCAACTGGAAGCGCGAGGACGCGGAGGGCTGGTACGCCATCGGCGCGGCATCCGACAGGCCGGAGAACCTCGAGGGGCACCACTCCCCCACGTGCGCCTTCCGCGTGGTCGATGAAGCGAAGGAGGTCGAGGACGGCGTCTTCGATTCAACGGCCGGACTCCTCGACGCGCCGGAGACGTACGACGTATGGATCTCGACGCCGTCGATCCGCTTTGGGCGCTTCTACGAACGGGACGCGGGAGGTGACCCGCACGTTATCCGCATCGTCGTCACGGTCGACGACCTCATCCGCGACGGCGTCCCCGGCAAACGGGAGTGGAAAGAGGCCCGCCTCAAGGAGTGGAAGGAAGACTCGGAGACCTACAAGTCGCGCGCTCTCGCTCAGTACGTGGAAAGCGGTGAAGGGACGCTCTTCCCCTATTCGTGGATCGAGCGCGCGATGGCTCAGGAGTGGAGCGTCGAGGACGGCGCTGTGCTCGCGGGCCTCGACGTGGCGGGCTCTGAAAAGGGAGATGAGAGCGTCGTGGCTGTCGTGCGCGGAACGGATCCGGAGGAACGCGCGCAGGTCCTTCACGGCGAAGGCTGGCACGATCGCGACACGATGAGGACGAAAGGGAACGCGCGACGCATCGCCGCGCTCTTCGCGCCCGCTCCAACGGAGGACGAGCCGGAGCCGCAGGTCCCCCTTCGCGTGGACGGCATCGGCATCGGGAAAGGCGTCTTCGACTCGCTAACCGCAGACGGCTACCCGACGGAGGAATACCGCGCGAGCGATCCAGCGGGTGACGCTACGCGCTTCGCGAACCGGAAGGCGGAGGACGCATGGGCCCTTCGCTCGAGGATGGCGGAGATCGAAGGGAAGCCAGGGGAGTGCCTCATCCGGCTCCCGAATAACTCTGTCCTCCGCTCGCAGCTCGCGGCGATGAAGTACAAGACGCTGCCAAGCGGGAAGATGCAGGTCGTAGACCCGGACGATTCCCCGGACTATGCCGACGCCGTGATCATCGCGACGGCCGGCGAGAAGCCCGGATCTCAGGCCGGATTCATGGCGTGGATTCGCGCGAAGAACGCGGAGGCCAGGGCCGCCGCGAAGGCCGCCGCTGACGAGGCCGCGAAGGCTGGAGCAAAATAGAGTGGCCGGAGGAAGCATGGAACAGCCAGAGGTCAGGATCTCCCCCATCTCGATAGCGCAGATCGTCGCGGCAACCGGCGTTGTGCCGCAGCCAGTGCTCTACGGGTGGGACGGGAAGATCCTCCGCCCCGACGACTTCCGCTCGCCGGACGGATTCGGGCCGAACGCGCCGCTCCGCCCGGCGATCACGGAATCGGGGTACGCGCCGGCCGAGTACCAGATCACGCCCGGCTTCAACCTCATCCCCACTCCGATGATGGAGCCGGGGACGACGGCGAAGCTCCACCCGGCGGTGAAGCGGGCCTATGCCGACATGTGCCCCTACTACCGGATCGCGGTCGGCTACCGCAAGAACCAGGTGCGCTCGCGAAAGTGGTCCGTCGTTCCGCGCGAAAACTCCCGCAGCGTGAAGGAGCGGAAGGCGCACGATGCGGACATCAAGACGGCAACGCGCTTCCTCGAAAAGCCGAACCGCGTCGATCGCCTCGACATCACGACGTGGCTGGAGCAGGCCCTCGAAGAGACGCTCGTGCTCGACGCCACGGTCTTCCACAAGCAGCTCCATTGGGACGGCTCGCTTTCCTACGTCCAGACGGACGGGGTGACGATCAAGACGATCATCGACGAGTGGGGACATACGGTCGGCTTCCAGCAGGTGCTGTGGGGGAGGCCGCGCACGCAGTACGCCGCGCCGGTCTACGAGGACTTCTCCGTCGGGGAGATGGCTTACTGGATCTACCACCCGCGCGTCACTGGCAGCTACGGCACGTCGGCGATCGAAGAAATCATCCCGATCATGGAGACGGCCATCGAGCGCGTGAAGACGCACCGCGGCTGGTACACGGAGGGAACCGTCCCTGATGCGTTCCTCCAGGCGCCCGCAGGGCTGAGCACGCGAAAGCAGCTCGACGAATACCAGGAGTACCTCGACAACATGCTCCGGGGCGCGAACCGCCGCAAGCTGCGCGTCGTCGCGAACGGCTCGGCCTATGAGGCGGTGAAGCCCTTCGACTTCAAGAAGGAGGAGGAGGACGCCATCGCTTCGATTCTTCTCGCGCACATGGGCGTGCCGAAGATGATCCTCGTGTCGCAAGTCAACCGCGCGACGGCGGAGACTCAGGCGGAGGATGCGAGTGATGTCGGTCTCGCTCCGATGATCGCGTGGCTCGAAGCGATGCTCTCGGAGATCGTGCAGGAAGACCTCGGGTTCCCCGACCTCAAGGTCATCTGCGCAGACGGCCTCGCCGCGCAGGATGAAGCCGAGACCGACAACGACGTGAAGCTCATCAACGCGAAGGTGCTCCAGCCAGCCGAGGTCCGCGAGAAGCGCGGTATCGCGCCGCTGGAGAATGAGAGCGGCGGAACGCAGAAGCAGAACGTCATCCCTCTGGAGGGCCTGACGCGCGCCGTCTTCGAATCCGGGGCCGTGACGAGGGATGAAGTCCGCGCCTCGCTCAACCTCCCGCCCGACCCGATCAACGGAGGTCTGTACGTCACCATCGGAGCATTCAGCGCGACGCCCCCGGAGGACCTCGCGGCGGCATCCGCAGGGGCGCCCGCGCCGGCTCCGGCGTTCGGGGCTCCGCCGCCCGCGCCCGGGGGCGCCGCTCCCCTTCCCATCCCCGGAGGAGGACTCGATGCCGAACGCGATCACGTTGTATCTGCTGCGCTCTCGACTCTCACGGGGAAGCCTGTCGAAGAGCCCGCCGCCGCAAAGGCCGAGCGCGGAGCCTGGCGTCGCTTCGCCGTCAACCGCTTCGAGAAGGGAGCTCACCGCGCCCGCTTCTCCACCTCCGCTCTCTCCAAAGCCGACGCCGACGTCATCCGCATCCACGTCCACGGCGCCCGCACGAAAGCCGCTCTTCTCGCTGCCTTCGAAAAGAAAGCGGCGCTGACCGAGAAGGACAAGGACAAGGCGGCTGGCGTCGTCGGGCGCGCTGCCCGCCGGATGTTCGAGAAGGAGAAGGCAAAACTTCTCGAAGAGGCGAAGGCGAAACTCCCCGACGTCCCGGCGACGGCGAGCGCGAAAACGTGGTGGGCCCGGCGCGGCGCGCTGGCGAAAGACGCGGTCGCAGAGGACACCTTCGCGAACGACATTGAGAACGCACTGAAGACGGTCTACGGAAAGGCCGCGAAGGACGCGAACGTCACCGGCCTGGATTTCAAGTACCTCGACGCGAATGCGGCGAAGTATGCGAAGGAGCGCGGCGCCGAGATGATCGGCGCGAATGACAACGAATGGTCAGTCGCTCAGACGACCCGCGACGCTGCGCGCGAGATGTTGACGAAGGCGCTCGGCGACGGGGTCAGCTATCAGGAGTTCGCAGACCGGCTCGAGAAAGCCGGGCTCTTCGCCGACTCTCGCGCTGACACCATCGCGCGGACGGAGATCGGGTTCGCGCAGAATTACGGGCAGTGCGAAACGTACAAGGCGGCGGGCTTCGTGACAGTCATCGTCCAGGACGGCGACTGCGACGAATGCCGCGAGTTCGACGGGGCGGAGTGGCCGGTTGAGCGGGCGCTTGACGAACCACTCCAGCACCCTAACTGCGTACGGTCGTTCATCCCCGGTGAGCTGGCGGAGTAACATTCCGCTCGACAGGACGGAGGAAGCATGGACGGATTCAAGGACATCGAAGGGGCAGAGCCGGGGCGGCTGCTCTCGGTCAGCGTGGATGGCGGGCTTCACGTCGTCGGCATCGTCGCGAGCATCGACGCGAAGGAGCGGCGTCTCACGTTCGTCGGCGGGCGTACCGTCGACTTCCCCGCCGAGCCCGAGCAGGGGAAGGAGGACGTCGATGAGGTTTGAGCCGAAGCTCATCCGCGCCGCCGCGATTGCCACCGTCGCGGGGCTGGCCCTCGGGCTCGCGCTCCTCTTCGGCGCTCACGAAGCGCGGGCAGACATGACGAAGCTCGTCTGGTCCACGCAAGGGGATAACGCGCAGGCGACTGTCGACACGCGCGGAGCGTGGGATGCGCAGGTGACGATATGGGGCTCCAGCGGCACGCCGGACGGTACTGTCACGGTTTACGCCGACGACGGACCCGACGCGCCTCTCGTGCAGCTCGCGTCTTACCCGACTCCGACGACCGCGAAGAAGTTCGCCGGAAAGCCGGGGCTCGCGATCCGCATCGTCCTCACGGGCAACACGACGGGGACCGTGGGCGTCAAGGTGGTGCTCAAGTGAAGCGGCTCGTCGCGGCGCTCCTCCTCGTCGCGAGCCCGGCGCTCTCGCAGAGCAACGGCTGGCGCGAGCTCGCCAACGGCTGGGGTGAGATCCAGACGCCGCCCGGCTACTCGACGTTCCCCGCCCCCGCCACATGCACGACCCCCGGCCAGCTCGGGGTCTTCCTCGGCTCGGATCTCAAGCTGGGATGCGTGACCGGACTGGGCTTTGCCACGAGCACGCTCACTGTCCCCGGCGCTGTCGTCAGCACCGGAACGATCTCGGGGCTCGTACCCGCGGCAGAGGTCACTGCCACTGGAACGGTTGCGCTCACCTCGACCTCGGCGCACTACCAGTTCGTCGAGCCGAACGGTTCCGACAGGGACGTGACGCTCCCGGTCGCTGCGACGGGCATGGCGTTCGTCATCAGCCATGTCGGAGTAGCGAACGTCATCACGGTGAAAAACTCGGCCGGCACGACGCAGACGACGGTCGCGGCCGGCGAGGTCAAGACGCTGATCTACTCCGGCACGGCATGGCGGGTGCTGTGATTCGGCGCGCCCTGCTGGCATGTGTCCTTCTGGCGTCGCTCTCGGCCGAGGCCGCGACGTACTACGTCAAGAACGGCGGCAACGACGAGAACACGGGGCTGTCGGACGCGCAGGCGTGGGCTCATCACCCGTGGATGGAGGACGCGACCGGCGTGGCCGATGCGGCGGCGACTACCCTGACCGATGGGGACAGCATCCTCATGGCGCGGGGCTCGTCGTGGGTCTACACGTCCGGGCTGTCGGTCGCGGCGATGGTCGTTCAGTCCCACGGGACGGCCGACTACATCACCACGGCGGCGTACGGGACGGGGGCAAAGCCGCTGATTCACGTCAACTACGACACGACGAAACGGATTGTGCAGGGGACCACCGCGACCACCGTCAGCTATCTCAAGTTCGACGGGCTGGAGTTCCGCCGGGAGGCTCCGGTCTACTCCCCCACGTCCGGCATCATCATGTACTTCGGGAACAACGTGGCGGGGGACGGCGTCATCCCGCACCACATCCGGGTCATCAACTGCAAGTTCGCCAACTACCCCGTTCACGGCATCCAGATTTTCAAAGCGCACCACATCTACATTGGGAACGAGCTTCGCACGACACAGGCGACAGCGACCGACTTCGACAACGAGTTCACGAATTACGGCTACGCAGGGATCTACATGGTCGGCACCTCGGGAGAGGCGACCGACGAGATATTCGTCACCGGGAACTATATCCACGACGGCAGCAATGACGGCGCTGGCGGCGCGAGCTTCAACCAGTACGGAATCAACGTCAGCAACTCGGTTGCCCTCGGGGCGCCACGGAACGTTTACATCAGGTACAACTACCTGAAGAATCTCCCGTCGTGGGAGTGCTACGACACGCACGGCGCGTCCAATATCTACGTCGAGTACAACCGGGCCATCAACTGTTCGATGCACTTCTCCATGGCAACGATGGTGGGGACGTACTCCGCTCCAGGCCCCGGCCCGGTCTACGTGCGGTACAACGACGCCTACAACGATCCGGACTTCGTCCCCACCCACGGCGCTGGGGTGATGATCTTCAACATCCAGTCGGACTCCGGGCACGGTGCTGTCTTCGACGTGTCCTACAACCGCACCGGGTTCACGAGCCCAAGGACGACGGGGACCGCTACCAAATTTATGACGCTCCAGGGCTACACGACGTCGGTAGCCGTTGTTGGAAACACGTTCACGAACGCCTCTGGGGCCGTTGGGATCTACCAGGCGAACGCGGACATGGGGCCTGTGACGATCGCGCGGAACGTCCTCGACAACACCACTATCGGGATTCAGCTCCCGTTCTGCGCCGCGCTCACGCAGCCGTTCGTGATCGCGGATAACGTCATCGTCTCCACATCGTCGGCGGTTCGCGTGACCGGGGCCACGATAGGCTTTGACCTCTCGATTCTGAACAACACGATCTACATGAACTGCGGGGCCACGGAATGCTCCGCGCTCGTCAGTAACTCGCCCGAGGCGAGCACCGGCCACGCGCCGCAGATCAAAAACAACGTCGTCGTCTTCGACAATCAGACCACGAACGACCTCTACGTCGAGTGGTACTACACGGCGGGAGCGGGAGTCGTGGCGCCAGTCTTCGCGAACAACCTCTACTACAACGCGAAAGGGGCCGGTGGAAACCTGAAATTCGGCCTCGGCGCGACCCTGTACACGTTCGCGAATTGGGCCGCTGGCGTTGAGGCCACCGCACTGGAAGCGAACCCGCTTCTGGTCGGCCCGTCCAGCGGGAACTATCGACTGACGAAGGGATCACCGGCCATCGACAGCGGCGTGGACGTCGGCCTCACCGTCGATGCTGCGGGGCGGACGATTCCGTACAACACGACACCCGATCGCGGCGCATACGAATGGCACCCGGCCGGGAACGTGAGGCTTCTGCGGTGAAGAAGGGAGAGATTATGACCGTCAACGAAATCCTCTGGTCCACCTACGGCTGGGTCGCAACGGGCGACGTGGAGCAGCCGGACCCCGACGTCGTCGCCGAGGCGCTCAAGCAGCACCCGCCCGAGGCCGTGGCCGCTGCGCTCGACGCGAGCGTGCGAGCCACCGCCGCGCAGGACGCCGTCCCGCCCCGCCTCGTCGGGCACTACGGCTCCGACGAGCCGATGTACCGCTACACGCGGCACCGGCTGTTCTCTGGCTCGAACCACTTCCGCACCCTGACGACGGCGCAGGCGCTGGGCCTCCAGCCGCCCGACGTGCCGATCAAGCGCATCCCGCCCGCGCGCACGGTCTCCGACTGGTGGGCGAACCAGGCCGCCGGCTACAACCGCCTCGGGGAGCCGCTCTGCTCGCCCGAGGAACTCGCCCGGCGTGACGCGCAGCCGATCCCGCTCGCGTGGGCTGAGGCGAACCTCGACCCGCTCGCGTGGCGCCTGCTCAACCGCGAGGGCTTCCCGCCCGCGCGCCTCCAGTCGTACTACGGCCTCAGCGCCGCGCAGGTGCTGGAGAACCTCTGGACTCCCGGGACGTGGCTCCCGACGAGGCCCAACAAGTGAACCGCTCTCGGGCGCACTCTCCCGCCCGGGTCTCCTCCTTCGGCCGCGAGCGCCTCCTGTCCGGGGCGCTCGCGGCTGTCCTCCTGCTCGCCTCGTGCGGCACCGGCAGCGTCACGACCTCCACCGGCGCCGTCGTCCCGGCCGCCACCGTAGAGGCGCAGGACACGGTCGCCGACATCGTCTCCGAGCTGAAGACGGCCTACCTCCAGGCCGTCACGGCGCACGACGCGCGCGCCCTGACCGAGGACCCGGCCGTCCACAAGCGGCACCGGGAAGTGCTCCTCGACGTCAAGGCCGGGCTCAAGGCCACCGCCCATGCGCTCGCGACGTGGAAGGCGGCCTCCGTCGGCGCCGCCCCGGCCGAAGTCCTCCGGCCCCTCGTGGCCTCCGCACGGGCCTTCCTCGCGCTCGCCGCGGAGCTGGGTGTCCTGACCGACGCGCGGGCCGCCGCGATCCGCGCCTTCCTGGACAACGCCTTCCCGCCCGGAGGTGCCGCGTGAAGACGATCACCGTCCCGGCCGGAGTCCCGCGGGACTTCATCCGTGGCCTGAAGACGCTCCTCCCCGAGGTCGTCTTCGTCGAGGTACTCCCTCCCGCGGCCGGCGAGCTCGTCGTCGCGAAGGAGAAGACCGAGATCCACGCGAAGGAGGCCGGCGTCTGGCTCGACCTCCTCCCGGGCCTGCTCGCCGCCGGCGCGACGATCCTCTGCCCGGTCGCGTGGCTCCCGTTCGTCACCGCCGCCGTCCGCATCGGCGTGCCGAAGATCCGCGCCCTGATCGAGGGGACGCCGACGCAGGAGCGGTGGCCGCTCGCCGCGATCCTCGCGCTCGAGGCGGAGGTCGAAGCCCTCCCGGACCCTCAGACCTGACGGAGGACCAGACGATGAGCGCGCAGCCTCCCGTTACTTCCCCTCGCTTCAGCTTCCGCGGCTGGTCATTCGCGACGTGGGCCGCCAAGAATGCGGACTTCGTCAAGGGGACGCTGTCCGTAGCGTCCGCAGCAACGGCCGGGATCACGGTCACGGACCTTGCGACGCTCAAGACATTCGGCCTCGTATGGGGGTTGGCGGCGGCCGCAATCGGCTCACGCGCATTCGCCGACGCCGTCCACTACTTCCTCTCCGAGCAGGCGCAGGAGCCCCGCGCGTGATCCGCCGCCTCCGCCGCCGCGCCCGCGTCGTCCTCGCCGTCCTCGCTGCCCTCTCCTGCGCGCCGGTCGCCGGGCAGGTCGTTAGGGACGTGGTCGGCATCGAGGTCAAGTGGTACGTGTGGGCTGCGATCCTGACAACGGTCGGAAGCGGCGTCCTCCTCGGCGCCGGCTTCTTCGCATGGATTCTGTCCCGCGACCGCGAGCAGACCCACGCTCTCGTCGGGCTTTCGACCAAGGCGACGGACCGCCTCGCCGATCGGATGGAGGAGGCGCTCCTCCACCTCGCGGCCCACAACGAGGACAAGGCCGCGCACTCGGCTGCGCTCTCGGAGATTCGGGTCTCGCTTGCGACGCTCGCCGCGCGCGACACGCCGAAGTCCGACGAGACGCTCCGGCGGCTTTCGGCGGGAGACGTCTCGTGACGCTTACCGAACTCGTCGCGCGAATCGCCGTTGCGATCTCAGAGATGGAGGGCTACACGATGGCCGGGTCGCGCGCACTCCGCCAGAACAACCCCGGGAACCTGCGCCAGTGGGGCGACACGCCACGCGTTGACGGGTACTGCCACTTCGCCACGCCCGCAGACGGGTGGGCCGCGCTCCGCCGCCAGGTGGCAAAGAACATCGGGCGCGGGCTGACCCTCTACGAGTTCTTCGGCGGGAAGGCAAAGGTCTACCCCGGCTACGCGCCGTCGGCCGACGCGAACGACCCGAAGCACTACGCCGAGTTCGTCGCGAAGCGGGTCGGCATCGCGGCTGACGTGCCACTCTACAAGCTCCATGCCGTTCGGGAGTCCGCGGCTCAGAGGGAAGAATGAAGATCATCCAGACTCTCGTCATCACGGCTGCGCTCATCATTGCCGGCTGCGCCTCCGCCGCCCCTCCCGCAACGTGCGTCATCTCCGGCACCGTTCTCGACGGGGGCGCGGTCGCCGTGGCGAACACGCCGGTTCGGTTCCGGACGATCGCCCCGACGCTCTCGGGAACGTCCGGCATCGCGACGCAGGACCTGACGGTCAAGACGGCGGTCGATGGCACGTGGGCCCTGACGCTCGTCCAGGGCCTCAACGCGCAGGTGGATATCCCGGCTGTCGGGGTCTACGCAGACACGGTGATCCCGTCGGGCGCCTCCTGCCCCGCTGCGTTTTCCGCCCTCACCCTCTACGCGCGAGGGGCTCTCACGCCGGCCACGATCCTCTCGACCACGGGGCCGTCGATGGGCGGGGACCTCACGGGCTCGTCGCCGAACCCGAGCGTCGTCGGGCTTCGCAGCGTTCCGCTTCACGCTGACACGGCCACCGACGGCAAGGTCTGGGTCTATCGCACGGCCTCCGGGGATTACCGCCTTGAGTCCTTCCCCGTCACGGCGGCGGTGCAGACCGTCACGGCGGGGCAGGGCCTGGCGGTTACGGGGACGGCAACGAATCCCGTCGTCGCCGTCGCAACCGGCGGCATCGTCGCCGCGATGCTCGGCAGCGGCGCCGCATCGTCGAACGTCGGCGGACTCGGAGGAGACCTCTCTGGCTCGCTTCCTTCTCCGCAGATCGGTGCGGGCGCGATCGTCAATGCGGACGTGAACGCCTCCGCTGCCATCGCGTGGTCGAAGATCGACAAGACGGGCGCGACCGGCTCTGATGTCGGGGCGCTCGAAGCGGCTTCGGTCATCTCCGCCATCAACGCGTCCAGCGAGTCGCCGAAGATCGCCAACGCGCAGCTCGTCGACATCGCGCAGGCAAAGGTGACGAACCTCGTCGCGGATCTTGCGGCGAAGAGGAACACGGCAGATCCCGTCCCGCAGGCGGACGTGACCGGGCTCGTCGCGGCGCTCACGGCGAAAGAGGCGACGGCGAACAAGGGGGCCGTCTCCGGCTACGCCGGGCTGGACTCTGGCGGGAAAGTGCCGGCCGCTCAGCTCCCCTCGACGGTCCTCGCGGACGGCGACAAGGGGGACATCACGGTCAGCGCGAGCGGGACCGCTTTCGCGATCGACGCGAAGGCCGTCACCTACTCGAAACTCCAGGACATCTCCGCTCCGGATCGCATTCTCGGGGCAGTCACCGCCGGAAGCGCGGCAGAAATCCCCTTTACCGCCGCAGCACGGGCGCTGGCGGACGATGCCGATGCGCCCGCCATGCGGACGACGCTTGGCCTTGGGACCGCCTCTACGCGCGACGTCGCGGCTGCCGGAGATGCGGCATCTTCGGAAGTCGTGAAGGGGGATGACACCCGCCTGACGAACGCCCGAGCCCCCTCGGCCCACACGCACGCGGAGGCCGACGTCACGGGGCTGACGACGGACCTCGCGGCGAAGGTGCCAACCACCCGAACGATCAGCACGACGGCCCCCCTGACGGGGGGCGGTGCGCTTTCTGGGGACCTCACCCTCGCCGTCTCGGACGCGGCAGCCGGGTCGAAAGGCGTCATCCAGATGACCGGCGACCTTGGCGGGACCGGCGCGGCTCCGACCGTCGCATCCGTCGGGGGGCAGACCGCTGCGAACGTAGCCGCAGGAGCCGTGCTGGCGAACGCAGCCACGAACGCGAATACGGTCTCTGCCATCGTCCGGCGCGACGCTTCCGGGGACTTCGCGGCGGGGACGATCACGGCCAACCTTACGGGGAACGCGAGCGGCACGGCGGCGAACATCACTGGCGTTGCGGCGGTCGCGAACGGCGGCACCGGGCAGGCCACGGCAACGGCCGGGTTCGACGCGCTCGCCCCGTCCTCCGCGAAGGGGGACCTTCTCGGGCACGACGGCGTGACGAGCGTGCGCGTGCCGGTCGGGGCGGACGGGCTCGCCCTCGTCGCTGACGCTGCGTCGGCAGCGGGCGTGAAGTGGGCGACTCCGGCGAGCGGTTCCGTTACCTCCGTGGCCACCGGCAACGGACTTCAGGGCGGGCCGATCACGACGACCGGCACGGTGGACCTTCGGCTCAACGTGAGCGGCGGGCTCTCGAAGATCCTCGGCACGGGGAACAACGAGCTCGGGATCGCGACGGGCGGGGTCGCAGACGCGATGCTCGCGACGGCCGTCGTCCCGCAGGCGCGGACGCTGACGACGACGGCACCTCTTACCATCGGCGGCGGGGCGAGCGCGGACCTCTCCGCGAACCGCACGCTGGCGATCTCCGACGCGACGACGACGACGCTCGGGGCGGTCAAGCTCGCGGGCGACCTCGCCGGGACTGCCGCCGTTCCCACGGTCGCCACGGTCGGCGGGCAGACGGCGGCCAACGTCGCGGCCGGCGCGGTTCTCGCGAACGCGGCGACCGCGACGAATACGGCATCGGCGATCGTCCGCAGGGACGCGTCCGGCAACTTCGCTGGCGGCACGTTCACGGGCGCCGTGGCTGGCAACGTCACGGGGAACGTCACAGGGAACGTCACCGGCAACCTCACGGGCAACGCGACCGGCGTCATCCGCGACAAGGGCGGTCAGGTCTACGACGTGAAGGCGTA